ATTTGTTCTGTGTTTAATAGATCAATATAAGTTTTTCCTGTTGTTGCAGTATAAGCAGAACCACCTGTTCTAGAACCTGGTGTATTTGTAAACGAAATACTTGATGATGTACCTGTTTTTACTAGTTCATCTAGAGTGAAATACCAAGAGTATTCTGTTGCGCTAGAAGCGATACCGGATACAAATTCACTCAAAGCTGTAGAACCAGCAGGTAATCTTAGTGTATCTACGTTTGATGTATCATAAACAAAAGAAGCTGTTGTTCTTGTGGATTTAAATCCAAATGAAGCTTGCTTATAGCTTGATAAACCATCTTCGGAAGTCGTGCTTCTTACAAGTGTCTCTGGGAATGCAAGCTTGATAGCTGTCATCGAAGTTAGAGAACCCGTAGAATTAGTGGCGGATGCCATGCTGAAGCCGTTTGCAGCTACAAGTCCTGTAGCACCACCGTCTACTGTAGTAGTAAATGTGCCACTTAAGGTAATTGGTTTTAGAGGACCAAATACTCCGAAAGGTAATGCATCTGGTGATAATGTTTGATAAAAATCTGGATGTAAATCTACTCTAATGTATTTAGAAACATTTTCGTTTGTTCCTTGTCTTATTAATTTTTGTGTAACCGAATCATAAGTGTATGATACATCACCAATCTTTCTTGAAATAAAATCAGGAGAGGTCGGATCTAAAGAGCAAGCAGTAAATGATTCTAGTGGTTTTCTGTTGTTATCAACATCGTCAATTCTTCTAACGACAACATCAAACGATCCATACTTGATTAGATCATTTACTGGCGGTTTGATATTTGAAATTTCAATTTTAACATTTGATCTTGCCCAGTCGCCGCCATCAATTGCGATAAATCTAAACAATTTTGTCATTGATGTAGCAGCGTAGCTGGTATCAGCAGCGCCCTGAACAGGTGATTGTCTAAAATACCATCCTGTTCTTGCTGCATGTGTATCTGGTGTTTCACCAAGGTGATTGCTATAATAATTCAAAGGAAGAACCATTGCATAAAAATCAGATGAATTTGTAGATGCAGTGTTTGCTGTTCCATTTGAGCCAAATGATTCTGCATTTAGTAAGAATTGGTTTTCAAATGTTTCTCCTAACCACAAACCAGCAGGGCTGCTTGGACCAGCAATACCCGTATCACAGTTTCTTGGGCTTGTATTGAATACTTTTCTAATAAAGTTTCCAGAAGTAGAATCAAAAGAAAATTGAACTTTTTTATTTGCATCTGTTTGTGTTGAGCCAGAAACATAAACGGTAAATTTACCAGAATCGGCTTTAATCATAACACCGTTAGATTGTGTTAGTAATGAAGCACCAGCAACTGTACCAGATAAAATAGGAACTGAACCTGTACAATACCAAATTGCGGCTAATGTTCCAGAAATATTTGTAGCTGCTGCTGAAGAGCTTGGGAACACAAACAAACCATGAGCGCCAGCAGGAGCGCCAGCAGATGGATCATTTACTTTCCATCCAGAAAAACCAGCATTGTTTGTTGTTCCGCTGGCTTGATCGTCTTGAACACCAAGTAGTCTTACGAAATTAACTGTTTCACTGTTTGCCAACCAAGCTTGTGCAGCATAAGCAGCATAAGTTGGAGCATCATAATTTCCATCTCTCCATCCATCACCAGTAGCACCGCCACCAGCAACAGGCTCGCCAAATAACTCAACAAATTCAGAATATGAATTCACTGTTACAGGTCTTAATGCCGGACCTCTTTTTGAACGACCAATAATGGTTGGTCCAATTGGTTGTGGTTGTGCAGGAATTTGTGATTGATCTATTTCTCTTAAAAATACCCCAGGTGAAACAAATTTAAATTTCTTTACTGACATTCATCATTCTCCTATGAATAGCTCCTAATAAATAGTTTTAAGAATCTCAAAATCATTCTCTAAAAGGAGTATCTGGGTCACCTAAATTATTTATGTCTCCCATTATTACTCTTTCTCTTTGTATTCTAATTTTTGCTGGACCTTCTCGGTAAACTATGTTTGGTGTCTTTTGATTTATCTCGCTTGTTGTTGTAAACCCTAAAACAGTTACTGAAAGTTTTGATTCATAAATTTTTTCATTTTCTCCGACTTCTGGAGAGTTGCTAGTAAATCCATTGTCTGTTGTGGTAAACAATTCATACTTAAAGCCGCCATACTTTATTGTTTGAACATTAGAATTGTTTACTGTATTAGTCCTTTGAAATGGTGCTATCATTTCATTTAATTGTTGCATGTAAAGAGCCTTTAAAGCAATCTCATATTTTATTTCGTAATAAGATGGATAAGGAATAAATACATATTGATTAACTATTTCTGTATTTTGTGATTTGAAATTTGGATCTCCAAATAATCTTTGCGCTCTTGCGTTTGCAAAGTTCTTTGTTTTATCTTGTTGAACTTTTTTCCAAATACCAAGTTGTCCATCTTTATAATCATAGGCTGCACGGAACACTCCTGGGACTGGTCTTTTATTGGCATCTGCTAAAGCAAATGAAGATCTTTGAACTTGTATTTGTGGAAAATCAAGAAACCCGTTATTATCTCTATTATCTTTTTGTTCTTTAATTTGAAAAGCTCTTTCTCTTGAAAACCAATCAACTGGAACTTTTCTTATTCCTTCGTTTGTTGTGGCATGAACATCAACCGTTTCATTAACCCAATTATATAAAGCCATGTCGATTGTTTCAAAAGTCGAAACTGGTGTTGGATTATCTTGTTGTTTGTATGATGTATCCATTTATATACCTTTCTTAGTTAAATATAATTCTTAATGATTTTCTTTTCTTTGATTCTTCTATCGGGATGGTTTCATAATCATCTCTTTTCTTTTCATATTAACTTCGTTAAGAAGTTTTTTGTTTTCAAAAATTATTCTAATCATTGTGCGTTGAATAATCCTTTTCTGCTCTTAATACAGGTTGCTGTGATCTCAACTCTATTTTCTGTTTGACCATATGGAGAAGCTGGTTCTGATAACTTGACTATTTCATAAAGAATATTATTATGTAAAACAAAATCACCTTCTCTAACATAAACATCTTGATCTTCTGTCAATCTTCTCTTATGGAAATGGATAGTCATTGTTGTATCCTTTTCCAAACCAAATTTATCTACTTTTGTTTCTATATACTTACCAGAAAACTCTACGAAAGCATAAACTCTAACTGGCGGAAGAAATGTTTTAACAATTGCTTCACCATAGAGAGGGTGGAACTCTGTCCTATCAATATCGATAGGATAATATAGAACTGGCTGACCGCTTACTCTTTCAGCAACTTCTGAGACAACTTGCTTATTAAAATCCCTTTCAGGCTGATTGATAAACATCGGAACTGGAGGAGCTGCTGGTTGTGTGAACTGGTTTCTTTTAGCCATTTAAATTATCCTTTGTATTTTGTTCTTTCCAACTTCTTCCTGCTGTTATGTTGCTAACAGACGCTAAACAAATATTAAATTTAGTGGCAATTTCTTTAGAGGTTTCTCCGCTTTCATATAATTTTCTAATCTGTCTTACACTTTCCCAACTTAATTTTGCGGAAGGATTTTTATCTCCCATTAGACTTTCTGGGTGCGCTTTTCTATAATTATTTTCCGAGATTCTCTTTTTGTGTTCTTCTGAAAATTTAATTCCCTTTCTTTTAAGAGACATTTTTAATTTTGTTTCTTCTGTTGCTTTTTTGCCTACATTAGCTAGTGCTAATTTCAATTTGTGACTTTCAGATTTTATTTGTCTTCCACCAGAAAAAGTTGTTTTATTATATTCTGGTTTTAATTCATTGATTGCTTTTTCTTCTCTTTCTATTAATAAATTTTCTTCGCATTCTTCTAAAATAAAGAATTTAAAATTATTTTCTCCATACTTATTCCAAGAACTTTGAAGATGCGAATTACCGTGTCTATTATTTTTTAAATCACCCCTATGTTTCCGCCACCGTTTATGGACTTCTTTACTAGAACCGACATAGCGTTTACCGTTTGATAAATTTTCTATTATATAAATTCCACTTATTTTCATTTAGCACCCCAAGATATTAGCAACCAACGGAATTTGAGAAGCTAAACATAACAAAAAGCTTCCTACAAAGATTGGAAGTGGTGCATACTTCATTGTTTCAGCGGCATTCTTGGCTATACCAGCTTGTGTTTCTGTAATCTTGGCATAGGTTAATTCGTCAAGAACCTTAACAAGTTCATCTCTTAGTTTATCTTTTTCGTCTTTTGCTTCTGACGCTAATGCCGTGGCATTTAGAGTAATTGTAACACCAGGAGAAGGAACGTTACCGCCAAACTTACCACGAATCTGACTTAACATTTCTTTTGATAAAGCTAGCGCATATCTTCTGATCCATTGCTTTCCTATGCTGTTGATGTTAGTATATGGTATGTTCTCGAAAGGTAGAGTGTTTAGGTTATTGACGCCACCAATTCCATCGTTTGTTGTACCAGCCTGCCAAGCGTCAGGAACGATGTAAAATCTAAAATACATCTTTGATACATCTGTAGCTGCTGGTACTGGATAAAGCCTTAATTTGTTATCTACAATCTCATAAGAGTGATGGGATGTTCTTGTATAGATTGAATCTTCATACATCATAGCTTGTAGTTTATTCTGCCACGTTGGAACAACCTCAAAAGTAGAGTCATCAGTATACATACCATAAGTTGTCATGTTACCAATAACGTTAATACCGCCATAGTAGGCAAAAAATCTCCACATGGCTCTTGGAGTAATATAGTAAACTCTAGTTACGACTGCTCTCTTCCCCATTAGTTCTGGGTGCCCAGACGCACTTAATGCGGTATCTGCTGCTGTTTGTAAATCATAATCTTGAACACTAGAGGTTAAATTAATTGATGCTGAATAAACAGGAACATCGCCACCGACTCCAACAGAAGCTCCAAAACCTTTGGCAACATTTCTTGGTAATTGTGCTTGGAATCTTGGGAACTTTAGTGCAACACTACTTCCAGTTGGTCCAGATAATAAATGTCCAAGATGATCAAAAGTTCCTGTCGTTGCACCAAGCATGTTTGGTAAAGAATTCTTTGCCTGATGAATGTTTACAAGATAAGAATATTCCATACAGGCAGCTTGATAAGCTGCATAAACATTTTGATTTGTTAATTCAATATCTAATACGTCACCACCAAGCATCTTATAAACATAGGCTACTTGCTCTGCAGCTCCAGATAAAAAATATTGGTCTGTACTATATTCTGCTATGTTAAACGGTAATGAAGTAGCTGCTACTGCTGCTGCTGTTGAAGAAGCAGATAATCTTACAGTTGTCGTTGTCGATGCTGGGGTAAGAACGGGTAATGCCATAAATTATTTCTCCACTTAACTAAATAGTCCTTGTTATCTAAATAAGTATTAATGAACCCACCTATTATAGAACAACTCGGAATGTTTAATCTTTTAAATTGGATATTTCTTCCCAGAACAGAATTGGCATAGCCAACTCCACATTTGCCTTTTAAACCAGCATTACCACAATTATATGCAGCAAGAGCCAGCTTCATATTGCCGGATCTTCGCTTCCAATAACGAATGGCTCTTGTGCCAACGATTCTATTGATGTAAGGAATTCTTAAAAGCTGTCTTGGCACTGGTGAATAACGATAATCGATTTGCATCACGCCCGTGCAGTATGTATTACTTTTAACGAATATATTTCCTCTTGATTCCTGATATTCAATAGAGTCGATTATTTTGTTGCTTATCTCCGGATCATTGGCTCTGCAAGTGAGCAATAAGCTGATCCAGAAACTCAGCTTAAAAATAACAAACATTGTTATAAGTAGTTTCTAAAAACACAAAACCCCTGTCAAGTTTCCCTGACAGGGGTTCTGCTTAATTAACCCTTAGTTGATTAACCAATTAGGTCGGCAACAACTACTAGACCAAACATGTCTGGACGAACCATCTTCTTGGCGTAGCGAGTCATTAGACCCTTTCTTGGTACAAAGTCTTCTGTACCAAAGATTGTTGGTGTAATCATTAGTGGTACGTATGGAGCGTAGACATAACCACTTTCGAGGAATGCCTTGCCTCTACGACCAACGAGGATTAGGTTGCGTGGGAAGTATGGATCAACATAGAGATCCCACTTCTTGCTGAGGCTACCAGCCTTGACTGCGCCAACTGAACCGCCCTTTAGATCTTCCATGCTGACATCAGCGCGGAAACCAGAGGTGAATTCTAGGATGTTGGCAACTTCAGGTGAAGTTACAAGAAAGTTCGCACCACCACGTCTTGTCTTTCTGTGGATTTGAGCTGAAACGTCATTAATTGTTTCAATGAGTGTTTCATACCACATGCTGACATTGCCTGTGAAGTCCGGTGGAGCACCGACTGATGTGATGCTTGCGCCTGAATCACGGTTGACGAACTTACCTGGTCTGCGGCTCCA